CAAGCCTGGTCGCTGTTTCTCGACGACTGGCCGGAGACCAGCGAAATCCGCCTGCCTATCGCTCCGCTCATCGATGTGGCCGACATCAGAGTATGGAGCGATGCCGATGCGGCTTCCGTCATCGATCCCGCCCACTACTATGAAGACAAGGCATCGAAGCCGCCGCGTATCGTGTTGCGTGGGTCTCGCAGCTGGGTGAAGCCGGGCCGCATCGCCAATGGCATCGAGGTGCTGTTGTCTATCGGCTATGGCTCTGCCTCTGAAGTGCCGGAGCCGCTGAAACAGGCGATCTTGCAACTCGTGACGCACTGGTTTGCAACGCGCGGCGACGAGCAAGCAGTGCGCGAGCCGCTCACCATCGCATCGCTCGCAGCTCCCTACAGGCTGGTGCGGCTATGAGCGATCCGGCTTTCGCGCTCCAGGATGCCATGCGCACGCGGCTGCTCATGCATGCGCCGCTCACTGCGCTTCTCGGCGGCGCGCATGTGTTTGATGAGTTGCCGCGCGGCGAGCGGGCGCCGCATGTCGCTTTCGCGCAGATCGAAACACGCGACTGGAGCGTCAAAGATCAGAAGGCGCATGAGCATTTCGTGACGATCGAAGTGAAATCGAACAGCCGCAGCCGCAAGGCGGCGCAGGAAATCGTTTCCGAGGTCGAGGCGGCGCTCGACAATGCGGCGCTTGTGCTCGCTGGCCAAACGCTCATCAACCTGCGTCTCATCTTCTGGAGCGTGGCGCGAGCCAAGGCGACGGACACATTCAATGGCGTGATGCGCTTCCGCGCCGCGACCGAACCACAGTAGGAGAACTTCAACATGGCTGCACAAAAGGGCAGGGACCTTCTGCTCAAACTCGATACAACAGGTGCTGGTTCTTTCCAGACCGTGGCGGGTCTGCGCGCCACGGCGCTATCGTTCAATGCGCAAAGCGTTGACGCCACCAGCCAGGAGAGCGCCAACGCCTGGCGCGAGTTGTTGGCGGGCGCGGGCCTCAAGAGCGCCAATGTGCGGGGGCAGGGCATCTTCAAGGATGCCGCTTCCGATGCGACAGTGCGAAGCTATCTGTTCGCCGGGACAATCCGCAACTGGCAGGTGGTGATCCCGAGTTTCGGCATCATCGAAGGACCATTCCAGATCACGGCGCTCGATCTCGCAGGCCAGCATGACGGCGAAGTGACTTTCGAACTGGCGCTCGAGTCGGCCGGCGAACTGACGTTCACGGCAATCTGAGGCGCGCCATGGCAAACGCGCATCGCGGCGAAATCGAAGCAACACTGGGCGGCAGGAGTTACACGCTCTGCCTGACGCTGGGAGCACTGGCCGAGCTTGAAAGCGCTTATGGCGGTATCGACCTCATAGCGCTGGCCGAACGCTTCGAGACGGGCCGGCTTTCGGCAACGGATGCAATCCGCATCATCGGCGCGGGGCTGCGTGGCGGCGGTACAGCGATCAGCGATGAAGATGTCGCAAAGCTGCAGATTGAAGGCGGTGTTGCAGGAGCGCTTTCTCTTTGCGCCAGGCTGCTGACCGCGACATTTGCAGCATGATGAGCGAAGCTTTTCCTTGGGCGCGCATCATGCATCTGGGGCTCGGAATCTTGCGCCTGCCGCCCGAACAATTCTGGCGCTCGACGCTGCGTGAACTGGCGACCGCCTTGCCGCCATCCATGCACGGTCTGGACCGGACCATGCTGGAGCAACTGATGAAGGACCATCCTGACAATGACTGATACAGCCGATGTCACCGCCCTGACGCTGCAGACAGCGGCGCTGAAAACCGAAATGGCGGATTTGAGCCGCATGGCGGAAGGCTTCGGCCAGACCATCGTGCGCGCCTTCGCGGGCGCCATCATCCATGGTCGCAAGCTCTCCGATGTGCTGAAAGGTCTTGCCCTGTCGCTCGCCAATCAGGCGCTGTCGGCAGCGCTCCGCCCGCTTGGCAATCTGCTTGGCTCTGCGCTAGGGCAGGTCACAGCTTCGGCGCACGGCAACCTTCTTCAGATGGGCCGCATCCAGCCCTTCGCTGCGGGCGGCATCGTGAGCAGCCCGACATTGTTTGCGCTGCGTGGCAGGACGGGGCTGATGGGTGAGGCTGGCCCGGAAGCCATCATGCCGCTGGCGCGAGGGCCAGATGGCAAGCTCGGCGTGCGCGGGCAAGGCGGCGGCGCAACGCATGTCACCGTCAACATCACGACGCCCGATGCCGGCTCCTTCCGGCAAAGCCAGGGACAGGTGGCAAGCCTCATTGCGCGCGCGGTTGAGCGCGGGCAAAGGAATCTCTGAACATGAGTTTCGATGAAATCAGATTCCCGACCGCCATTTCGCTCGGCGCCAGGGGCGGGCCGGAACGGCGCACGGAAATTGTCACCACGGCTTCCGGCCGCGAAGAACGCAACAGCCGCTGGGCCAATTCCCGGCGCAGATACAACGCAGGCTTTGGCGTAAAATCGGTGAATGACATTCACGATATTGTCGCCTTCTTCGAGGAGAGGCGCGGGCCGTTGCATGGTTTCCGCTGGAAGGACCATGCGGATTACAAGTCCTGCAAGCCGGCCCAGCAGATTGCTGCGACCGACCAGCAGATAGGCACTGGCACGGGTACGCTTGCCACCTTCCAGCTGGTGAAACGCTACGGCTCGGGCTTGCGCGATTATGTTCGCACCATCGCGAAACCGGTGGCGGGAACCGTTGTCGTAGCGGTGGGAGGCATCGCGACAACTCAGTTCACCGTCAACACATCGACAGGTGTCCTCACCTTCAACGCTGGTTCGTTGCCGCCCAATGGCGCCAGCGTCACGGCGGGGTTCGAATTCGACGTGCCGGTGCGCTTCGACACAGACCAGTTGTCCATCAACCTGAAGGAATTCGGCGCCGGCGCCATACCCGAAATTCCGGTGATCGAGATCAGGCCATGAGAACGATTGATGCGGCTCTGGCTGCGCACCTTGCGAGCGGCGCAACCACGCTCTGCCATTGCTGGAAGCTCAAGCCGCTGACAGGCTCTGCCATTGGCTTCACCGACCATGATGAGTCCGTGACTTTCGATGGCGTGACCTATGAGGCCGATGCAGGCTTCACCGCGAGCGAGATGGAAGCGCGGCTCGGCCTCGCCGTCGACAACATGGAAGCGCAGGGCGCATTGCGCTCGGATCAGCTGGATGCAGAGAAGTTGCGCACCGGTTATTTCGACCGGGCGGAGATCGAAATCTGGCGCGTCAACTGGCAGGATGCATCGCAGCGGCTGCTGCTCAGGAGCGGCAGGCTCGGCGATGTCAGCCATGGCGAGCACGGATTTACCGCCGAAGTGCGCGGGCTCACGGAAGCGCTCAACGTGACGCAAGGCAGGCTCTTTCAATTCAGTTGCGACGCAGCACTTGGTGATCTCCGCTGCGGTATCAATCTGGAACTGGCAGCCTACAAGGCGACTGGCGGCGTCATCGCTGTCGAAGATGACCGGCGCATTGTCGTATCAGGTATTGCCGGCTCTTCCGCAGGCTTCTTCCAGCATGGAATGCTCACCTGGACGACGGGTTCCAATACCGGCCGGCGCGAGGAGGTGAAGGCGCATGTCAAGTCGGCGAGCGAGGTGACGATCGAACTTTGGCGGCAGGCTGCATTCCCCATCGCCGCCGGAGACACGTTCAACATCCACGCCGGCTGCGACAAGCAATTCGCAACCTGCAAGGCCAAATTCAACAATGCCGTGAACTTCCGCGGCTTCCCGCATATTCCGGGTACGGATTTTGTGACGAGTTTCCCGAACCGCAGCGACAGCGGAAACAATGGCGGGAGCAGGAGTTAACAACAATGCCAACCCGCCCTCAAATCATCGCGGCTTGCCGCGGCTGGATCGGCACGCCCTATTGCCACCAAGCCAGCCTCAAGCAAGTGGGCTGCGATTGCCTCGGCCTGGTGCGCGGCGTGTGGCGCGAGCTTTATGGCGATGAGCCGGAAGACATGCCGCCTTACACGCCGGACTGGGCTGAGGCGGGTGGCTCCGAGACTCTCGCAGAAGCAGGTTTCCGTCATCTTGTGCAGGTGGCGAGCGCTGAGTTCCAGGAAGGCGATGTGCTGCTGTTCCGCTGGAAACCGCATCTGCCTGCCAAGCACGCAGGCATCGCCGCATCGCCCGCAGGCATGATCCATGCGCAGGATGGCGCGCGCGTTGCCGAAGTGGCGCTGTCGCCCTGGTGGATGCGCCGCCTCGCCTACGCCTTCCGCTTTCCCGGAGTTCAAGACTGATGGCCACCGTCGTTCTGCAATATGCAGGTGCAGCACTTGGCACGCTGATCGGCGGGCCGGTCGGCGGCATCATCGGCCGGGCCGCAGGCGCCATCGCCGGCAATATCATCGACCAGAAACTGTTCGGCCCCGGCACGCGGAGAACGGAAGGACCGCGCCTTGCCGATCTCCGCGTCATGACCTCCGAAGAAGGCGCGCCGGTCCCGCGTCTCTGGGGCCGCATGCGAATCTCTGGCCAGGTGATCTGGGCCACCAATTTCGAAGAGCTGGCGACGACCGATACGCAATCCGCTTCCGGCAAGGGCGGTGGCGGCAAGAGCAAGACGACGACCTACAGCTACTTCGCCAACTTTGCGGTCGGCCTGTGCGAAGGGCCGGTGATGCGCATCGGCCGCGTCTGGGCCGATGGCAAGCTCATTGACCTGTCCGCTTACACAACGCGTTTCTACGCCGGCAGCGAAACGCAATCGCCAGACAGCCTTATCACGGCCAAGCAAGGCGAAGGCAATGCGCCTGCCTATCGCGGCCTTGCCTACATTGTGTTCGAGCGCATGCCGCTTGAGGTCTTCGGCAACCGCATCCCGCAGCTGTCCTTCGAAGTGATCGGCGGCAGCGCCGGTGTCGGCCGGCATGTGAAAGCCGTCAACATCATTCCGGGTTCAACCGAATTTGGTTATGACACGGAGATAGTGACACGCGAAGAAGGGCAGGGTGTCACAGTTTCCGAAAACGCACATGCCTCGGCAGAGCGCAGCGACTGGACGCAATCAATTGATGCGCTCAACGATGAATGCGCCAACCTGCAGGCGGCATCGCTCGTCGTTTCCTGGTTCGGCAACGATCTGCGCTGCGGCAACTGCACGATCCGGCCCGGCGTCGAACAGGCAGCAAAGCAGACCGAACCCTATGACTGGAGCGTTGCCGGAACTGCGCGCGGCGCAGCACATATAGTCAGCACGGTGGATGGCAAGCCGGCCTTCGGCGGCACGCCATCGGACGCGAGTGTAGTGCGCGCCATCGTCGACCTGAAGACACGCGGTCTCAAACCTGTCTTTTACCCCTTCATCCTGATGGATGTGCCGGCAGGCAACACGCTGCCTGATCCCTATGGCGGCGTGGCGCAAGCCGTTTACCCCTGGCGCGGCCGCATCAGCTGTCATCCGGGGCCCGGGCGGCCTGGCACGCCCGACAAGACCGCTGCGGTCAATTCTCAGTTGGCCAGCTTCATTGGCACGGCGATGCCCTCGCACTTTTCTGTATCCGGCACGAGCGTGGCCTACTCGGGGCCGGCAGAATGGAGCTACCGCCGCATGGTGCTGCACTATGCGTATGTCTGCGCGGCGGCAGGCGGCGTCGAAGCCTTTGTCATCGGCAGCGAGTTGCGTGGGCTCACGACCTTGCGATCAGCCGCCTCCACCTATCCGTTCGTATCGGCCTTGGTAACCCTGGCAGCCGAAGTAAAGGCAATCCTGCCTGATGCCAAGGTGACCTATGCCGCCGACTGGAGTGAGTATTTCGGCCACCAGCCGGCGGATGGAAGCAACGATGTGCACTTTCACCTCGATCCATTGTGGGCGAGTTCAGCTATCGATGTGATCGGCATCGACAACTATATGCCGCTCACCGACTGGCGCAATGGGACCTCCCATGCCGATGCGGCCAACGGCGTTGCGTCCATCCATGATGTCAACTACCTGACTTCAGGAATTGCAGGCGGCGAAGGCTTCGACTGGTATTATGCGAGCGCCGCTGATCGCGACGCGCAGCTTCGCACGCCGATCACCGACGGAGCCTTTGGCAAGCCCTGGGTGTTCCGCCCGAAAGACCTGATATCATGGTGGTCCAACCTGCATTACGACAGGCCGGGCGGCATCGAGCAAGCGACGCCCACGGCCTTTGTGCCGCAATCAAAACCAATCTGGTTCACCGAAGCGGGATGCCCTGCGATAGACAAGGGAACAAACCAGCCCAATGTGTTTGTCGACGCCAAATCGTCGGAATCGGCTGTGCCCTATTACTCCAGCGGCCAGCGCGATGATCTGATGCAGGCGAGCTACGTCGCGGCCCTCGACAACTACTGGTCAGCGACGGGTTCGCACAATCCTGTATCGTCAGTTTACGGAGCACCCATGGTGAATGCCTCACGCATTTTCCTCTGGTGCTGGGATGCGCGGCCCTATCCGGCCTTTCCCGCGCTTGCCGATGTGTGGTCGGACGGCGCCAACCATGCACGCGGCCATTGGCTGAATGGCAGACTGTCGTCCGTCCGCCTCGATGATCTGATCCGCGAGGTATGCGGCAGCTACGGTTTGCCCGACGTTGCTGCGGTTGGCGTAAACGAGCAGATCGAAGGCTTCGTCATCGACAGGCCGATGAGCGCACGCGATGCGCTGGAAGGCTTGTTCGCGGCATTTGCGCTTGATGCAGTGGAAAGCGGCGGCATGCTTCGCATCATCAACAGGCAGGCGCCGGTTGCGGCTGTCATCGAGACCGGCGAGCGTGTCGAGGTTGATTCACAACAGCCGCTGCAGGTGCTGACGCGAACGCAGGAAGTGGATCTGCCGCAGGAACTTCGGTTGCTCTTCGCCGATGCCGAAACCGACTATCGCAGTGCCATTGCCTCTGCCTTGCGCGGCACCGGGTTGGCGAACCGCGAGTCAGTGGTGAGCCTGCCTTGTGCAACGACGTTCGCTGCCGCCTCGCGCCGCGCTGCCATCATGCTGCAGGAACTGTGGCTGGTGCGGGAGCAACTCAATGTCACTCTGCCCGCTTCATGCCTTGCGCTCGAACCAGGAGACGTTTTCACTCTTGAAGGAAGGCGTTGGCGCATCGGCAGCATTCAGGATGGCAAGGAACGCTCGATTACGGCGCAATTGTACGAACCTGCGATCTACGAGCCTGTTCCGGCGCCAGACCGGCTTGCTACGGCCGCTGCTGCAGCCGTCTATGGCAAACCGGCCGCGTTGCTGTTGGATCTTGCTGTCACAGTGACAGCCAGTCCCGCTGCCCCTTGGGTTGCAGCTTCTGCAACGCCCTGGCCTGGCGCACTGGCATTGCTGCGCCAGACTGGCTCCACCGCCTTCATCTTCGACCGGCTGGTCGAGGCGCAAGCCACAATGGGGCGCGCCTTGACGCCGCTGTCGCAGGGACGCCGTCACCTCTTTGACCTTTCAGGCACCATTGACGTCGAACTTGCTTTCGGCGCGCTTGCTTCCGCAAGTGAACTGGAAGTGCTGAACGGCGCCAACATTGCTGCCATTGGCACGATGCAGACGGGCTTCGAGGTCTTGCAGTTCTGCAATGCCCAACTGATCGGACCCAAGACCTGGCGGCTTTCGAAGCTGCTGCGCGCACAGGGCGGAAGCTCTCCTGAAATGCTGGCCATCCGCCCTGCGGGGGCGGATTTCGTGCTTCTCAATGGCGCGGTATCGCAAGCGTCGCTTGCTGCCATCGATGCCTTAAAACCGGCAAGCTGGCGCATTGGCCCGGCGCAGCTTGATCATGGGCACAAAGCTTACCGCAGCATGACCACAGCGGCTGGCGGGCGCGGCCTGCGCCCGCTGAGCCCCGCACGCCTGCGCATGCAGAAGCAGGGCAATGATTTCTTGTTCAACTGGATCAGGCGCACCCGCATGGATGGAGATTCATGGGAACTGGCGGAAGTTCCGCTCGGCGAACAGGCGGAAGCCTATCGTGTCGGCATTTACGATGGCGCTACTTTGAAACGGACCACTGACACCAGCGCACCCGCTTTCCTCTACACAGCCGCGCAACTTGCGGCCGATTTCGCCGTACCGCCTTCGGTCATCACAATCTCCGTCGCGCAACTCAGCGCCATAGCTGGCGAGGGCGCACAAACCTGGGAAACTTTCAATGTCTGATACTGTACATCTCGCGCTGCCCCTGCTCGAGGCATCGCAGGCGCAAAAACATGTGACGCACAACGAGGCGCTTGAGCGCGTCGATGCGCTGAGCCAGCTCGCCGTCATCTCCCGCACGCTGTCGGCGCCGCCGGCTTCACCGGTTGAAGGCGACCGCTATCTCATTGCAGCATCGCCAACAGCTGCATGGACAGGCCATGCGGGAGAGCTGGCCTATCGGGCAGGCGGCGCATGGCAGTTCGCAACACCCAGAACCGGATGGCGCGTCTGGGTTGAGGCGGAATCAGCATTTCTCGTTTTCGATGGCAGCGCATGGTCAGCCATTAGTGGTGGTGGCGGTGGCGGGCCGCTGCAGAACCTGCCGCTCGTCGGCATCAACACGACTGCAGATGCTGCCAACAAGCTCTCTGTATCTTCGGACAATGTGCTGCTCACACACGCCGGCTCGAGCGTCAGACTGAAACTCAACAAGAATGCTGCTGCCGATACGGCGTCGCTGCTCTATCAGGACAGTTTTTCCGGCCGGGCAGAACTGGGCCTCACCGGTGACGACAATTTTCACTTCAAGGTGAGTCCGGACGGAACTGCATGGACGGAGGCAATCGTCATCGACCGCACGAGCGGCCAGGTGACGCTTGCCGCAAATTCCGTCGCCAACGCTGCACTTGCCGATATGCCATCGGCTTCGCTGAAAGGCCGCTCGGCAACGGGAACCGGCGACCCGGAAGATTTGACGGCTGCGCAAGCCGCCGCACTGCTGCCTGCCTTCACGGCGGCAGACAAAGGCCTTGCTCCGGCATCGGGCGGCGGCACTGCGAACTTTCTTCGCGCTGATGGCGCCTGGACGAATCCGATGGCGGCGGCGGCAAGCTTCCAGCCTTTGCTTTCGCATCTCGTCACCAACCAGACCGATTGCGCCTATGTCTGCATCGGCGACAGCCTGACCAATGGGCCGACGCGATTCTTTGAAGTGCAGGCTCAGTTGATGTTCGCGCGCTATCCGCAATGGACCCTGCAAGTCAGACGTTGGGACGATGCAGCGAGCAGTTACCTTGCGCCAGTCACTTTGCAGACGGGTTCAGGCGCTCGCACATGCACGCTGTTTCATGCTTCGGTTTCCGGCAGCAAGGCAATGTACCTGTGCGGCGACAAGTTGGGACCCGCAATCACAGACAACAATCCCCTTCTGGTGATGGCAAGCTACGGTCACAACCATTCCACCAGCCATCACACGCGCGACTTTCTGGACCTTGTTGGTTCAATCCGCGATCTTCGGCCTGTTCCCATCATTCTCATAGGCCAGACGCCGACGCTCGCCACAAATGAACAAGAGCCAGATGTGGAAGCGGCGCGCAGCATTGCGTCGCTGACCGGCTGCGGATTTATCGACCTGCACGCGCCATTCTGGGCAGCCGGCAAGCCCCCCGCCTGGTATGCCGACAGTGTGCACCTCAGCGACGCCGGTTCGCTGGTGGCAGCGCAGCTTATCGACTCCCATGCCCAATTCGACCGCAGCCTGAACCCGCCAAGCATGCCGCCTGTGTTCAGCGGCAGCGGCGATGTCATGTGTTGGGATAAGACCATGACCGGCTGGACCTTGTGGAACACCACAGCCGCACAGGCAACCGGCGCAGGCGAGTTCGAAACCGGCGGCTCATCGCTCAAGCTTTCCACGACATCGAACAGCACGACATCCTTCGTCTACAAGGACATCGTATCGGCAGCCGACATCGCCCGCTTTCGTGGGCGCCATGTAACGCTGTTGCTGCGTAAGCGCTGCCTCGCCGGCAATCCGATCTCCTGCGGGCGCATCATCATCTATTCCTTCTCCGGGGCCGGTGGCGAAACAACCTACTCCGACGGCTCGACGCTGTTTGGCAACCTGTTTCACTGGCAGAGCCTGAGCTTCAAGGTTCCGGTGACGGCCAACTTCATCCGCGTCTATATCTACACAAGCGGTGTCATCGGCCAGACTGGAGAGCTGTTCATCGACCGCATGTACCTTCTGCCCGGCCTCACTGGCGCTGACGGTGGACCCCACCGCCACCAGCAATCCGACATCGTCAATCTCACAGCCGACCTCGCAGCCAAGGCGCCTCTTGTCCATGGTCATTCGGGTCTCGCGCCAACAGGCGGTGCGGCCGGACAAGTTTTGACCAAGATCGATGGCAGCGATTTCAATTTCGGATGGCAGACTGCTTCAGGCGGCGGCGTGGCGGATGGTGACAAGGGCGATGTCATTGTCTCAGCAAATGGCACGCAATGGACGCTTGATGCGCCGCAATCCCTCAGATCCCTTTCCTTCATCGGCCGCCTGGCGGCCTTTCCCCTGATCTTGCCTTAAGGAGCCAACATGCCAGCCAACATCAATCCGATTTTCACCGCCATAGCCGACATTCAATGGGCAGGACCTGTCACGGCGGCCAATACCGCCAAAGATGGAACCGGGACCGTCGCCACCGTATTCACTGCTGATGCAACGAACGGCGGTTATGTGAGCAAGCTCACGGCCCGCAGCCTTGGCACCAACGTGGCGAGCGTGTTGCGTGTGTTCCTCAACAATGGGTCAGCAAACACGACGGCCGCCAACAACACGCTGTTCTCCGAAATGACGCTGCCCGCAACGACACTGAGCGAAGTAGCAGCGCTACCAAGTTATGAGATGGCGCTGAATCTCGCTTTGCCGCCTGGATATCGCATTCTCTGCACTCTCGGCACGACGGTTGCGGCTGGTTACAGCCTCACTGTCGCTGGAGGCAAATACTGATGTTCGATTATTCGCATTTGCCTGAGGTGACCGGGGGGACCAATATTCAGGTCTTCCGTGCGAGCGGCGCAGGCGACTGGCAGGTGTGGCGCAAGCCGCGCGGCCGCGGCCTAGTTTTCATTTTTTGTCTGGGCGCAGGCGGCGGCGGTGGTGGCGGCTTCACAGGGGCTGCGGGCACGGCGCGCGGCGGCGGCGGTGGAGGCGGCTCTGCGGCCTATTCCACGTTACTCCTTCCCTCTATCTGCCTGCCTGACCTGCTGTTTGCACAGATATCTCTTGGAGGAGCAGGTGGAGCGGCTGGCACTGCTGGTTCAGCAGGTCTTGTCTCCATCGTTTCGACGCAGCCACTGAGTGCAACAGGCGCCAATATACTGACCTCGGGAGCAGCTTCGGCTGGCGGCGGCGGGGCAGGCACGGCTTCGGCTGGCGGCGCTGCAGGTGCGGCAGGAACTGTCGCTGGCCGCTTTCCGATGAACGGTTGGGGAACATTCTCCGCCAACGCAGGCGTGGCGGGGACAGCGGGCGGAGCGCACACCGGCGCTGCTGCCGCATCGATCACCAGCACGCATATCGTAGCAGGCGGCCCGGGCGGCGGCGGCGTTGGCACTGCCAACACGAATTTCGCCGGAGGAGGGTTCAATTCGCCCGGCGGCTCTGTTCCTGCACTTGCAGGCGGCCTCGCTGCAGCGGGAGCCGGCAACGATGGTTTTGAAATCAGGCCACCGGGAATGACGCTGCCGTTCGGCTTTGTATCCATACCCGGCACCGGCGGCGGTACGGCAGGTGCAAGCGGCGTTGCCGGCAAGGGTGGTGATGCAGGACCTGGCAGCGGTGGCGGTGGCGGCGGCGGCGGTGTCACCGGCGGCGCAGGCGGACGCGGCGGCAACGGACTTGTCGTCATCGCCAGCTGGTGAGGTGAAGCATGGAACGTGAAATCGGCGCGCTGCAGGCGCGCATGGAAACAGTCGAACACGAACTGCAGGCCATCCGCAGCGACGTTCGCGAGATCAGGGATGCGCTGGTGACGGCGCGCGGCGGCTGGACGACGCTGACGCTCATGGTCGGCGTGTCGGTGTCATTCGGCACGCTGCTCGGAAAGTTCCTGCCGCAGCTCCTCAGCATGACACGATAGAACGGAGACGAGGATGAAAGTCACGGAAGAGGGGCTGGCGCTGATCCGCCAGTCGGAAGGATTGCGGCTGGCGAGTTATCGCGATGCGGTTGGCGTATGGACAATCGGTTACGGCCATACTTCGGCGGCAGGCGAACCGCTGGTTTCACCCGGCCAGAAGATTACGAAGGAGGAGGCGGATGCGATTCTACGCCGCGATGTGGAGAAGTTTTCCGTTGGCGTGCGCACAATGCTGAAGCGAAGATTGGCTGACCAGCAGTTTTCAGCGCTCGTCTCCTTCGCCTACAATGTTGGCCTCGGCGCATTTCGGAAGTCGTCTGTGCTGCAGGCGGTCAATGCCGGCGATGATGCAGGTGTGCCGCAGCGGCTCAGTCTGTGGGTGAAGGCTGGCGGGCGCACGCTGCCGGGGTTGGTAAAGCGCCGTGCGGCAGAAGCCTCGCTCTACATGAGCGAGGCAGGGTTGGCGGAGGCCGCTGCGACGCCCGCAAGCGGCAAGCCAGCGCACCGCAGCACAACAATCTGGGCGGTGCTGCTCGCAACTGTCGCTGTGGCATTCAACGAACTGGCCCGCATCCTGGGTTACGGCGTCATCGGGCTAACATTTGTGGCCATCGCACTTGCCTCAGCCTGGATCATCCGCGAGCGCATTCGCAAATCACGCGAACTGGGAGTTTGAATATATGGTTCCCCTTCTCACAGCTGCCGGCTTTGCCCTCAAACTTCTGCAGGGGCCAGTCAGCCAGATTCTGGACAAGCACATTGCCGACCGGCAGACGCGCGACAAGCTTGCTGCCGAATTGCAGCAAAGCCTGCTCGAGCAAATGGCCAAGGAGCATGAACAGCAGGCGAGTGTCATCATCGCCGAGTCGAAATCCGAGCACTGGCTGACTGCCAACTGGAGGCCGCTGCTCATGCTCCTGCTCATGGGCTTTCTGCTGCTGGTCGGCCTGGTCATCCCCTTCATCGACCTGCTGGCGGGTGAGCCTATAGCCTACCGCCCGCGCTGGGCGGATTTGCCTGAAGGCTTCTGGCAGTTCCTCTCGGTCGGAATGGGCGGCTACATCGGCGGTCGATCGCTCGAGAAGATCGCGGCCCAGTGGCTGGGGAGGAAGTAG